TACAGGAATTACTGTTTCAGCAGGAGATACTGTTGATTTAGATAGTTCAACTTATGATGACACAAGATTAATTAAATTAACTTGGACTGGTGGTTCGGGAAGTATGACTATGACTTTACCAGATGCTACAACTTCTAAAAGCACAAACAGATTAATAAGATTTGTAACTAATGGAGGTTTTAATACAAACACAAGAGTTAATCTAACTCCTGTTGCAGGGCAAACATTAGATGGTTCTTCAGGTTCTTATGAATTAAATGTTGCCTATGAAGGATTAATGTTATGGTCTGATGGATCTGAATGGTTTATAATCCAGAAGAAAGCATAACGAAAATACAACAGACAGATAAATAATTAATTAACTATATATATTTTATTATTATGAAAGCAAGCGAAATCGTAGAAAAATTCAAAAACGTTCTTTTGAATGCTGACGAAGAGCAAGTACAACCTGAAATGGAAATGAAAGAAGAGTCTGACATTGAAGTTAAAGAGGAAGAAGTTGTTTTAAGTGAGCAAAAAGAAGAAGTAAAAGAAAGCGAAGAAACAACTGAACTTTCTGAAGAAGTCGAAGCTGGTTATGATAAAAAAGAGATGGAAGAAGTGCCATCTGAGTCAAAAGAACCAGAATATGTGACTAAAGAAGAGTTAGCAAGAGCGATTGCTGAAGTAAAAGCAATGGTTTCTAAACTATCTCAAGAAGAAGAAGCTTTAGAAGTTCCACAAGAACTGGAAGCTGAAGAAAAACAAGAATTATCTGCTCAGGAGCCAGAGGTTGAGCCAATTAAACATAGCCCTGAATCTGAAGTAGGTAAAAAACAAGAGTTTCTATATGCTCAAAAAAGAAATATGAGCACTAGAGACGTTGTATTTAACAAAATATCAAACTTTTAATATTAAATAATTATGGCTACTACTACAAGTATAACTACTACTTACGCAGGCGAATTTAGTGGCAAGTATATATCTGCTGCTTTATTATCGTCTCCGACAATCGAAAATGGAAACATTGAGATTAAACCAAACATTAAGTACAAAGAAGTAATCAAAAAAGTTGCAACTGATGCTAACGTAATCAAAGATGCTACTTGTGACTTTACAGATACTGCTACTGTTACTTTAACTGAAAGAATCCTACAACCAGAAGAGTTCCAAGTGAACTTAGAGCTTTGTAAAAAAGACTTTATTTCTGACTGGGAAGCTGTTCAGATGGGATATTCTGCATATTCAAATATGCCTCCAAAATTCTCTGATTTCTTAATCGGACACGTTGCAGGTTTAGTTGCAGAAAAGAATGAGCAAAACATCTGGGGAGGTGTAAACGGAAATGCAGGTGAGTTCGACGGATTCACAGTATTAATGGGTGCTGATGCAGACGTTAATGACGCTGTTAATGACGCACAAACTGCATTTACAAGCTCTAACATCGTTTCATTATTAGAAAACGTTGTTGACGCTTTACCTTCAGAAGTTTATGGAAAAGAAGATTTAAAAATTTATGTACCAAGAGTTGCTTGGCAATCTTACATCAGACACTTAGGCGGATATGCTGCTAACGGTGTAGGTGCTGCAGGTTACGAAAACAGAGGATCTCAGTGGTACAATCAAGGTAACGCATTATCATTTGACGGTATCGAGTTAGTATTAGCTCCAGGTATGCCTTCAGATCATATCGTTGCTGGACAAAAATCTAACTTATACTTCGGTACAGGATTAATCTCTGACCACAATGAAGTAAAAGTATTAGATATGGCTGACCTTGATGGATCTCAAAACGTAAGAGTGATTATGAGATTTACAAGCGGCGTTCAATATGGTATAGGTGGTGATCTAGCATTACTTACTTTAGCATAATAAATTATTGTATAATCGATGGGCGGGTTTACCGCCCATTAACTAAAAAACTATAAAAATATGAGTTGCGATTTATCACAAGGAAGACAAAGACCCTGTAAAGATTCAGTAGGTGGATTGAAAGCAGTTTACTTTCTAAATTATGGAGAGAGTGCATACGATGTTTCTTTTGATGCTACAAATACAGATCAAGTTGACGGATTTGGAACAGGATTAACTTGTTACAGATATGACTTAAAAGGCAACTCCAATTTAGAGCAAACGATTGTATCTTCAACAGATACAGGAGGAACGTTTTTTGAGCAAGTTCTAACATTGGTTTTACCTAAACTTACTGTTAAAGATCATAAAGAATTAAAATTATTATCTTTCGGAAGACCTCACGTTATCATTAAAGATAACAACGACAATTATTTTGTTGCAGGTCTTGAGCACGGTATGGATGTAACAGGAGGAACAATTTCTTCTGGATCAGCGATGGGAGATTTAAGTGGGTACACATTAACTTTAAGCGGAGGCGAAAGAGCTCCTGCTAACTTTATTGATGTTACTGCTGAAACAGACATACAATTAACATTTGGTGATGCAAGTACAATGACTGTTAGTCCAGGTTCTGCTGCAGATGTTGATGTAGATGACGATCAATCTGGAATACCAGGAGGAGGAAATTAATGATTTCATAACCTTTGTAAAAAGCCTCGCATTAAGCGGGGCTTTTTTATTAAAACACTATTGTACTTTTTTGATTATCTATATATGATAGTATTACAACCTATTACAACTTCTCAAACGTTACGGTTTGTGCCAAGATCTTACAAAGAAGATAGTTTGGTTCAACTCGTAATTACAGAAGACGGTACAAGAAAAACAGAAACCTTAACAGGTTTAACTGCAACGTATAATGGCAACTTTATTGACTTGCCTTGTACGTTTAGCATATTATCAGAAGGTAAGTTATATTCTATTGAACTCACTAGGTCTGGTAATTTATTATATAGAGATAAAGTATATTGTACTTCTAAGACAGACAGAACAATACCGCACACACTAAATACAGGTAAGTATGATGAGCATACTGCATCTCCTACAGGACAAAAATACATAACAATTTAATATGGCAAGAAGAAGAAAAACACAAGAGTTCAAGGACAATATTAGAGTTGTTAATTTACAAGGATATACGATTCCTGAAATAAAGGAACATTATAAGAATGATTGGGTAACTTATGGAGAAGACAATGATTACTTTGACAACCTAATAGACTTGTATTTAAGCAGCCCTACTAATTCTTGTTGCGTCAACGGTATCGTAGATATGATTTATGGTAGAGGATTAGATGCAACAGATAGTTCTGAAAAACCTGAAATGTATGCTGAAATGAAGCAGCTATTGAAACCTGATCAAGTTAAAAGAGTAGTAAACGATTTTAAATTATTAGGTCAAGCTGCAATACAAATAGTATACAACAGAAACAAGACCAAGATTATGAATATACTTCATTTTCCTATGGAAACTTTAAGAGCTGAAAAAGCTCAAGATGGTATAATAAAAGCTTATTATTATCATCCTAAATGGTCTGAAATAAAAAATACTGATAGCCCAAAAAGAATTCCTACATTTGGAAACGGAAGAAGAGGCGATTTAAGAGAGCTTTATGTATGTAAACCGTATAGACCAGGCTTCTATTATTATGCACCTGTAGATTATCACGGATGTTTACAGTATTGCTCTCTAGAAGAAGAGGTATCAAACTACCACATAAACAACATAAAAAACGGCTTACAGCCGTCTTTACTGATAAACTTTAACAATGGTGTGCCTGATGAAGAGGCACAACAAATTATTGAAAGAAAGATTCAAGACAAATTTGGAGGAACTTCTAACTCTGGTAAGTTTATTTTAGCGTTTAATGATGATCCAGATAGAAAGGCAGACATCGAACCTATACATTTACCTGATGCTCACGCTCAATATCAATTCTTAGCCGATGAAGCGAGAGAAAAAATAATGTTAGGTCACAGAGTTGTTTCTCCAATATTGCTTGGTATAAAAGACAATACAGGCTTTGGTAATAACGCAGAGGAGCTTAGAACGGCTTCAATCCTTATGGATAACATAGTTGTTAGACCATTCCAACAAGCGCTCTTAGAATGCTTTAAAATGCTTCTAGAGTTCAACCAGATAGATCTTAACTTATACTTTGTAACTCTACAACCAATTGAGTTTACTGAATTAGATAATATTCAGACTCAAATTAAGAGAGAAGAAGAAACAGGTGAGAAGTTATCTGCTATAGATAAAATTAAGAATATATTTAAAACAAAAGAAGATGAAGGCACTATTCATAACGACTGATGATCTAAGAAGAAAATCCATTATAGGTGGGAATGTAGATGCTGATAAATTCATTCAGTTTATTGAGGTGTCTCAAGATATACATATTCAAAATTATTTAGGTACTAAGCTATACAACAAAATCTCTACCTTAATTACAAGCGACACTATAGATGATGCAGGTAATGCAGATTATAAGACTTTGTTAAACACATATATAACGCCAATGTTAATATGGTTTGCTCAGTCAGACTATTATATGTTTGCATCTTATCAAGTAAGTAACGGAGGAGTATTTAGACATCGAAGTGAGTCATCAGAGACTCCTTCGATGCAAGAAATTAAATCTCTTGTTGATAGCTCTAGAGATAAAGCTGAGTTTTATGTACGTAGGTTTTTAGATTATATGGATAACAATAGTAATTTGTTTCCTGAATATAATGAATCTAATGAGGATGGTATGTACCCAGACAAAAATGAGAATTTTAATAGCTGGGTATTATAATGAGGAAACCTACTTATAAACCAAAAGAAAAGAATATAGTAAAGTTAAAGTCTTTTATAGAAAAGATTATGCAGAAGGATAACAAAACAAAAAAATAATTTATGGGTACTACATTAACAGGTAAGGTAATATCGGCTACCTATGATGCGTTACTAAAAGTAACAGATAATGACGCAATAACATCAACAGCAAAAAGAATTACAGATGGTTTAGGAAATGACACTCCCTTATACATCTCAACAACTAGAATAGGAATAGGCGTTAGCCCTACAACTACGTTTCACGTTTCAGGTAATTCTCAAATAGGAGGTAATTTAACTGTAACAGGAGATTTATTAGTTGAAGGAAGCACAACAACAATTGATACAGAAACATTAAGCGTAGAAGATCCATTAATTATTGTTGGTAGTAATAATACTACAAGTGACGCAGTAGATCTAGGAATCTACGGCGTCTATGACACTTCAGGATCACAAAACTTATATGCAGGTATATTTAGAAGAGCTGCAGATAATAAATTTCACTTATTTAAAGATCTACAAACAGAACCAACTACAACAGTAAATTTAAGTGGAACAGGATATACTAAAGCAGGTTTAGTTATTGGTAATTTAGAAGCTACACAAGTAGATTTAGGAGATAATGAAAAAATTAGATTTGGTGCTAGTCAGGATTTAGAGATTTATCATAATAGTTCGATAGGACGAGCAGATATAACAAATAACACAGGGAGTTTAGAAATTGCTACAACAGGTAATTTAATATTACAGGATTCTTCATCAAACAAATGGTTTATGGGTAATCCATCTGGTAATGTTTTATTATATAATGCAGGTAGTGTTAAATTAAGTACATCTTCAACAGGCGTTACAGTTACAGGAACTATTATTGCTGATGGACTTGATTTAGGTGATAGCGAGAAGATTAGATTAGG